CTTGTAAGTTTCGTGTAAGGTTGACGTGTATAATGGAAAGCATACGATGCAAGGTGTGATCGGACACTAAGCGGGTGTTGTGAAAAGACAACAAATGTTCTTTGTAAGTTTCATGTAAGCTTCGCATGTAAAATAGAAGCAAGCAAGGGAATACGTACCCCTAATAAAACGTATAGGTAAGCTTTGACTATGGCAACGCAATGTCCATACGAGTACCTTAGGCGCAAGTATCTGGAAGAGATACAGTTGGAATCACTGACAATGAGATATGCCAACAGCCCGCAAGGGTTTCTGAGATAGCGTTACTAGTAGCGTTATCTTTCAAGCCTAGTCAGTCTTATTAACAGCAAAGGAAATCAAAATGTCATTCGAAAATAATCTCCGTGTAGCACTGCAACAAGCTAAAGAGGGTAAAGATATTAGCCGTGAAGCAGGGGCAGGGGTGTGGGCAAACTATGTGCGATCAACATGCTACCCCAACACTCCCTCGAATGTGGAAGAGTTAGACAAGGAACACAAGCGAGTGGTGGATGAGTTGGAACAGATGAAAGAACTGTCCAAAGAAGAGAAGAATAGTCTCAGGTCTGCAAAATCAGTAATCGGAAAAGCCATTACTAATAACGTGGATGTGTGGAAACGTGACGATAGCGGGGAAATTGAGCAGGAAGATTGTTTCCCAATGCCAAAGGGTAAGAGTGAGTTGCAAGAAGCGAAGAGCGACTATGAGAGAATGGTAGCGTACATTGATGCGGCTCAGAAAAAGTACGATAGCGAGACTCGGGAAGCATTCACTACCGAGCAATTGTCTGACCTGTGGTCTAAGCTTGCACTGTTGGCTGATGCAGTGTACCAAGCTAAGCAGGGTAACTAATCATGGCAGGGGACTAACAATCCCCTGTTATTAGTAACAACCAAGGATTATTATGTATAAAATCAACATCAACTATTCAGACGGCACTCATACAATATCATACACGGATATAGTAACCGCTTTACGTGCATATGCAAGCTTTATTGAAGAGGTATACGAATTTACTGAAACAGTATTCAGCATAACATATGCGGATATTGATGGTATTAAACTAGTATTCAAACCGGAGTAAATCATGCGTAAAATTGAAAAGGCTATGTGTTTGGCAATTGGTCAACGTAAGACATGGAGTAGTGGCAATACGTCAGTACGCCCAATTGATGATGTTAATGTAGGTGTATTTCTATTCGGTAATCATATCGCTGATGTTAATAGTGAAACAGGGTTTGTTATGGTTAATAGTAATACATTAGCTAAGTGGCCTACAGTTACCACTAAATCTAGACTACGTGCATTAGGGGCTAAAGTATGAGGGACATTATAGAATCATTACTAGTATCGTTGGTGTTACTAGTATCAATCGCAGGTTTCTTTGACATTCTTTGGAGATAAACAACATGACAACGTATAATTTTTATTCAGACCCCGGACATGGTTGGCTTGAGGTTAGCCGTGAAGAGTTGGCTATGTTACACATTGATGACGCTATTAGCCAATACAGTTACCAATCAGGGGACAAGATATATCTTGAGGAAGATTGTGATGCATCACTGTTTGTTGATGCACTAGAAAATATCGGCATCAAGTTTACATTCAATAGCATTACTAGTAACAACGATTCACCAATTAGGTTAATGAAACGGTACACAAAATGAACGAAGGTCTGTCATCATCCGTAATTGTCGAACTAGCAACTAGTGATGATCTCATTGAATTTGAGCGTAAACTAAGGGCATTTTTAATGAACAACGATTTCAAAATGGATGAAAGTGTGGAGAATTGGCTAGACTCCGAATTCAACCGCATATATGTGACATATGCATATCCTGATGTAACGAAGGTGAACTAATGAATATCCCCGTAAAACGTGTAACATGGCCGTTCCCTGTACGTAACGGGGAACCAACTAAACCCGAACCTGTAAACATTCCAGTGGAGGAATCACCCTTATGAATTATCTAGATGTACAGCAATTCGACACATACGTAGCAGCATGTGCTAAACAGAGTGGGGTAACCGTACACTGGGACGAACCAGATAGCACACCCCGTACCAATGGTAAACAGATGTGGTTGCCAGCCATTACTAGTAGCACTAGTGCTGAGTGGATGACACGTATGCGTTACTTTGTTAAACACGAGACAAGCCATGTAGTGTATAGCGACTTTGTTTATCTCAATAAAGTAAGCCCTAGCGGGTTGCTAGCCCTTATCAATAACCTGCTAGAGGATCATCGCATCGACTATCGCAATGATGCTGAGTACAAGGGTGACGGTGTTATTAGTAATGATTTCTGGTATCTGTATGCTGATGACATTAGCAAGCGTATGACGGGTAAGGACAAAGAGTTGCAAGAAGAACAACTGTTGACTCTACCGTTATTCATATGGGATGCATCGCTACGTAACTGGATTCATTCCGCAGATGACGCTAAGAACCAGATGCTTAGGGCATTAGATGCAGTGGGCATTGACCGTCTTAGCAAGCTGGACAAGTATGTAGAAGAGATGCTTGATGTACGTGAGAGTGGTGATGCTGAGCAAGTAATGTCCCTTGCTGAGCGTATCCTTAAAGACCTGTACGATGAAAACCCTGAGAAATACAAGGGTAAGGATGATGACTCTGGCACAGGCACAGCTAGTGCTGGCAAGGGTGCTGATGGTAAAGATGGTGATGCAGTGTCTGATGATGTAGACCGACTCATCACAGTGAGTAAGCTTATGGAAGAGATAGGGCACGAGCATAAGCCTAGCCGTACAGGTATTCACCTGATTCCCGGTAAGATTGGCAGGGGTGCATACGCAATCCCTAAGCCTAGCGACTATGTAATCTGTGGGTTTGACAAGAAACTACCGCATGTAGTTGGCAGTATCATTGGTAGTGGTTACTTTAAATCAGCAGAGGTTAACTCATACATTACTAATAACGCACGACCTATGGCTAACCAGTTACGCATTAAGTTGCAGACACGTAGCCGTGATAGGTACGAGTATGGTAAGAAGAAGGGTAAGCTACACAATGGCTCATTACATCGCCTTGTAAGCGGTAACGACAAGGTTGCAGAGCGTGTGTTTCGTCAGCGTGTAGTAAGCGATACTACCGATACTGCCGTATGCTTGCTGGTTGATTGCAGTGGTAGTATGTCTGGTAAGAAGTTTGACATGGCATGTGCAGGTGCTGGTACATTAGCAGAAGCATTGAAGCCCTTGAACATTGCCTATTCAATCTATGGGTTTACTAATACTGTGACAGAGGAAGACCCTATTGTGTGGTTGTTCAGTGAGTTTAATGAGAAGGCTACACAATCTGACTTAGTTAAGCGGTTTTCTACAGCTAGTGGTGGACTATGGCAGAACAGTGACGGTGATGGTATCGCATATGCTACAGCACGACTAGGACAACGCAAAGAACATCGTAAGGTGTTACTAGTATTGTCTGATGGTAGTCCTGCTGGTAGAGATCATGCAGGTGACATTGAAGCGTACACATTGCAGACAATTCAACATGCTGAGAAGATGGGAGTAGATGTTTATGGTATTGGTATTTGTGATGATAACGTTACTCGCTTTTATAAAAAGAACGTAGTAGTCAACGACCTTAACAATCTTTCCCCAACAATTTTATCAATCATTGACAGGAGTATTTGACATGAGCACAACAGAACTGAATGACCGTGTGGCTAAGGCAATTGCGGCACACTTGGGTAAGAAAGTGCCCGAACCAACTAAGTCCCTTAGTGATGAAGCAGTTGCTCCCGCACCTAAACCCCCAACAGCGTTGGAGTATGGGCATGTGTGGTTTAGTGAAGTGTTTGATTACAAGCCTAAGTTTGGTGACTTTGGTGTGCGTGTATTGGATATACCAGTAGACCCTGAGATTGCACGACTCATCCCTAGCGTAGATGCTGACTATGTGTTGCAGAAAGATGAAGCAGCATTACTAGTAGCGGGTATGATGGATGGTGACAAGACACTCATTACCGGCCCGACAGGTAGTGGTAAATCATCGTTGGTTAAGTATGTGTGTGCTAAGCTTAACCGACCATTCATCCGCATCAATATGTCTGGTGATGTAGAGAGTGCGGCATTGTTTGGTACGCTAGTTGTACGTGGTGGTGCTACCGTGTGGGAGGATGGTGCTATCACTGAAGCCGCTAAATATGGTGCAGTGTGCCTTGTCGATGAGTGGGAGCTTATGCCAGCAGAGATTGCTATGGGTATGCAGAATTTGCTGGAAGATGGTGGTTATCTTTATCTCAAAGAAAAACCCGGAACAAGTGAGGAGCGCACTGTCTATCCTGACAATGATTTCCGTCTGGTGTTTGCAGGTAACACTGTAGGACAAGGTGATGTGACAGGTGCATTCTCTGGTGTAGGTGTGCAGAATACAGCTACCATTGACCGATTCACCAACACTATCCGTCTAGGCTATCTGTCTCAGAAGCATGAGGTTGATATCATTACTAGTAAGAGTAATGTTGACAAGAAGGTTGCTACTGATATGGTGCGCTTTGCATCCCTTGTACGATCAGCGTATGAGCAAGGTAAGGTTGGACTCACTATCTCGCCACGTACCCTTATCAATTGGGCACGTAAGCAGAAGCGGTATGATGTGCAGTATGCATTGCAAGTTAGTTACCTTGAGAAGCTTACACCTGACGATAGCAAGAGTGTGTCAGAGTTGTTCACTAAGGTGTTTGGCTAATGTGTCAACAGCACATCAGTGCATTCGTGTATGACAAGAGGGGTAGACTACTCTCCTCTGGTCAGAACAGCTATGTGAAGACTCATCCATTGCAAGCTCGTATAGCGGCAGAGGTGGGTGAGCCACACAAAGTATTCCTACATGCCGAGGTATCCGCACTACTCAAGTGTGATTGGAAGAAGGCACATCGCATACTAGTAACACGATATGGTAAGGATGGTAGGCCATTGGTGGCAAAGCCTTGCAAGGTCTGTCATCAGATCATCTCTATGACAAACATTAAAATTGTGGAGCACACATGAAAAACCCACTAGAAACAATGGCAGAGCAGCCAGCACAGCAGGAGCCTGTGGCGTGGTGCGTCATCAATAACGGAGAAATTATTGGTGAACCAACTTTGTATCTTGATGGCGCCGAAGAAATACTGGCAGGACAAATAGAAGGTTGCGGCTCTGAGATTGCACCCCTCTACACATCCCCACCATCACAGCGCACATGGGTTGGGCTGACGGATGAGGAGATCACTGACATGTGGGCTGAGTCAAGCCCGTACTACCACGAAGATGACTTTGCCCGAGCCATCGAAGCCAAACTCAAGGAGAAGAACATATGACAACCTACTATGCACAAGAAGCAAAACATGTGCTTACTAGTAACGCACACGACTTTGAGACTTTAGATGAAGGGGATCAAGCTAAGTACAACCATGTTGATTGTCCTAATGGCATGGATAATAGGGAGAGATTGTACGTTAAGAACTTAGATGGTGCATTCATGTGGCACTGCCATAACTGTGGAGATAGCGGATATTACCGACCAAAAGAGACAGTTAGAAGCATAAAGGCAACAACAAGGGCTGTAGTGTCTAGGACACCAATCCCTGATTACAAAGACTTGACAAAAGAACTTGACTATGCTAAGTTTAAAGTTGAAGGGCAGTTGTGGTTAGGCCAGTATGGATTTAACGAATCACTGGTTAACCAGTTTCGCATTGCTGAAACAGACGAGGGTGTTGTACTACCTATATTTAATGATTTATTTATTTATGGTTATCAAATAAGACGTTACAATAAAGCACCTAAGTATCTTACATATAGTAAACAACGATTTAGTTTCTTAGAGTGTATTGCTGGTATTAGAAGTAAGCCACTAATTATTGTAGAAGATTTACTTAGCAGTTATAAGTTACGTTATGCAGGTTATCCAACCTTGTGTTTGTTAGGCACTAAACTAGATGGAGAAGCACAGAGAGTTTTGAGTATGTTTAGGACAAAACGTGTGGTATTATGGCTAGACGATGATATCGCAGGACATGCAGCAGCTAAGAAATTGTTTGTTGATGTATCACCAATTGTCCCTAACATCTCAGCTATATTCAATCATCAACCAAAGGAATTATCTCTTGAGATACTTAAAGACATGGAGCTTTGAATGAGCTATGACATTGACTTACTAGCAGTTACTAGTAACAAAGACACTTACAACAGATTTAAGGATCATGTAAAGAAACACAACGTATCACCCATTACATTAGAAATATTTAATGTGTTAGGTGAGTATTGGGACAACTACCCAACACGTACAGAAATTAATTACCCTGAGTTTCGTACATTCTTTTCAATTGTGAAGGGTAGGAAGGTTAAAGACCCATCATCATACGAGGTTGCATTTGACAACCTGAAGGATGCGTTAGATAAGCCCTCACCCATTGTCAAAGATTTGCTAGGCAAACTAATTGAGACTGACTATGCAACACAGATTTACGATGTGTGCCTTAAGATTGGCACTGGTATGGGCGGCGACTTGGAAAGCATTGAGCCGTTACTTAACGCCTACAAGAAAGAAGTAGGTGCTAGCGTAGAGAAGGATGATGTGTTCGTTAAACCGTCACTAGATTACTTGTCTGGTGTGGTTGCAAGTGGTGGACTTAATTGGAGACTGAAAGAGTTGAACGTAGCACTAGGGCCAATACGTAAGGGTGACTTCATCATCATTGCGGCACGACCAGAGACAGGTAAGACAACGTTTACAGCTAGTGAAGCAAGTTACATGATGACTCAGCTACAACCTGATGAGCATGTGATTTGGATTAACAACGAAGAAGCTAGCAACAAGGTTATGATGCGTGTGATTCAAGCCTACAGCCAAGTTACTAGTAGCGAATTACTTAGTGACCCTAAGACACATGAAGCTGAATTCCTAAAGGGAGGTGGTCAACGTTTCCTAATCTTGGATGATGACTCAGGCATTAAGAGTGTGACTAAGATTGCAAGATTGTTTAATGAGTACAAGCCGGGACTCATCATCTTTGACCAACTTGACAAGGTACATGGTTTCAAGCAAGATAGGGAAGACCTGCGTATCGGACAGCTATACGAGTGGGCACGAGATTTGGCTAAAGAATATTGCCCTGTCATTGCCATTAGTCAGGTGGACGGTACAGGTGAGGGAGAGAAGTGGATTCAGATGAACCAGCTACGAGGTAGCAAGACAGATAAGATTGGGGAAGCTGATGCTATTGTCACTATTGGAAAAAGTAATGAACCGGGTATGGACTTACAACGATTTATCCATATTCCAAAAAACAAGTTATTCGGAGGTAGCGAAACACTTGAAGCACATAGACATGGATGTTTCGAAGTTAACATTGAACCAGCAAAGGCACGATATGTCAGTAAATGGAAAACCAAATGAAGGTGATGTGTATATAGATGTAGATGGTTATCTACGCATCTATTTTAAAAATATTAATAGGGTTTGGTATGATGTTATAATTGCACCTGAAGAGAAGGGTAGTCATATGTGGATTACCGATCCAAAATCAGAAGTGTTTATTCACAAGGACAACAAGTTTGTAATGAACGTAAAAGAGTTGCTGTCAACAGTTAGAAAGGAGTTGAAAGATGAATCTAGTAGTTGATCTTGAGACAACCATTCGTTGTCCAGTAGGTAACAACAGTGGCAACCCTATGTGGAGAGGTAACAAGGTCATTGCTTGGGGTACATGTTGCGTAGGTGGTACGTCAGGATACAAGTATGATGCAACGGGATTAGACCTAACACCATTGCGTAACTTGTGCGATGCAGCATCACTTGTCATTGGTCACAATGTTAAGTTTGATTTGTTGTACATCTATCGTGATACTAATAATACATTGCCACGTATTTGGGACACACAGTTAGCCGCCTACCTACTCAGTGGTCAGCGCCATTTGTATGCATCACTGGATGAACTAACTAAGGAATATATTGGTGCACATGCACTGAAGGATGACAAGATTAAAGCCTATTGGAAGGCTGGCATTGATACGCCACATATTCCCCGTGAGGAGTTGATGGACTATTTGAAAGGTGACGTAGAGAATACAGCCATAATCTTTGAGCAACAGTGGGCAGAAGCAGAAGGCTTAGACATTCTACCTTTGATGTTCACACAGATGGACGCACTACGTGCAACCATTGAGATGAATAGAAACGGTATGCGTGTTGATTGGGAGTACGTACATACACAGCGTGACTTCTACGACATTATGCTGAAGACAGCACAAGCGACAGTTGCAGAAGAAGCACCTGATCTAGATACAGCTAGCCCTAAACAACTATCCCTGTATTTCTTTGGGGGTGAAGAGAAGTATAAGGAGAAGGTAGATGATGGATTTTATAAGAATGGTAAACCAAAAACTAAAACGGTGGAGAGCATTCGGAGAGTTGTTGGCAAATATGCCCCTACGGGGGAGTTAGGTAAGGGTGGTTACTACTCAACAGATGACGCAGTGTTAAAGCAGTTAGCAAGTGGTGGTGACTCAGTGGCACAACAGTTATTGTTAATTCGTGAATACAGCAAGATTAAGGACACCTATTACGAAGGACTCATTGGACTACGATTTCCAGACGATAACATCTATCCCAACCTCAACCATTGTGCAACCAAGACAGGAAGATTGTCAGCCACTAACCCTAACCTACAGAACCAGACAGATACAGGGGATGTTAAAAAAGCATACGTTAGCCGTTATAAAGATAACGGTAACATCTTGGAACTTGACTACAGCCAGCTAGAGATGGTTGCATTGGCCTACTTAGCCGATGACAAGCAACTCATTGACGATATTAATAACGGTAGGGATATGCACCGTGAACTTTACAAAGGAATGTATGGTAGATATCCAACTGACAAAGAACGGAAACCCTTTAAGCGTTTTAGCTTCTTGCTCGTATACGGAGGAGGAGCTACTACGCTTATGGCGCAAAGCGGTTGTGATAGAGCAACAGCTAAGAAGTTTATTAACACATTCTATTCACGTTACACAGGAGTTAAACGTTACCATGAAGAAATAGTTGCAAAGGCAGAGAAAGATGCAGTAATTAGTTACTGTCCAGATATTAGTGGGCCGCAATATACCTACTACCATACCAGCCCTACAGGGCGACACTACATCTTTAACAAGTATGCTAACGAATACAAAGGAGGTCTGTCATTCAGTCCTACCGAGTTAAAGAATTGGCCTATTCAGGGCTTTGCTACAGGGGATGTTGTCCCTATGATGGTTGGTATCTTGCTACGTAAGTTGGAAGAAGCCTCCCTGACACCAGATGTGAAACTAGTAATGACTGTGCACGATTCTGTGGTACTTGATGTACCGCTTGACAAGTTAGAAAAGTGTGCTATATTGGCTAAGCAAACATTAGAGGATGCACCAAAATACATGAAGAGTATTTTCAACATTGATTTCCCATGCCAACTAGGTGTTGGTGTGGATGCTGGACTAAACTGGCAAGACAAATTTGTTTTACTAAAGGAAGATAAATGAGCTATATCATCGAGAACATCACGACCAAAGAAGTTACTACTAAGTTTGGCCCTAAGCCAGCGTACACCATCACAGCAGGTGGTGAACGTTTCAGCTATGGCTTTAAGAAGCCAGCGTTTGCAATTGGTGACGAAGTTGACTTTCAATATACCGAGAACACATACGGTAAGAACGTTGACTTAGCTTCTGTTCAAATGCTCAAGAAGGGTACAGGTGCACCTACCCCTAGCGCATCAGCCGCTAGCCCCGGTAAAGCCCCTTATAGCCCTCCTAGCAAGGTGTTTCCTATTCCCCTATTGCATGGTGATCGTGCCATTGTCCGACAGAACTCCATTACGAATGCTACTAAGGCAGTGTGTGACTACCTAGATAGCAGTGAAGATATTGACACTGTGCAAGCATATGCTGATTTAATCATTGAGATTGCACGTAAGTTTGAAGCCTATTCATGTGGTGACTTGGATGCCGCACAAGCAGAGGAAATGATTAAGTGAAATCAATCAATACACTGGTAGAAGATATTTACAGTGTTGTTAGCGGGGGCTTAGCCCCTGTTACTAATAACAACAAGGTAGATATAAGCTATGACAAATGGTTTACCCCACGAGATAAGTTGCGTGAACAGAAGGTGTTGTACTTCTCTGAAGTAGGTGATCCATGTGCACGTAGACTATGGTATAAGTACAATATGCCTACCGTTGCTGAGAAGCCTGATGGTCGTGCCTTACTTAAATTCTTTTACGGAGACATTCTAGAAGAGTTGGTATTGAATGTGGCAGAGGATGCTGGTCACACAGTGGAGAAGAAACAGGAGCGAGTGGTTTACGACATTGGTGATGGTTGGTATGTACGAGGACGCATTGACGCTGTGATTGATGGTGCAATGGTTGACGTTAAGAGTGTTACTAAATATTCTGAAGAGAAGTTTAAAAACAACTTAGTCGATGACCCCTTTGGATATTACCAACAACTTAATGGCTATGCTACTTCTCTTAATTATAACGATGCTGGTTTTCTCACTATCCAGAAAGAGCTAGGCCATGTAAACTACTACCCTATTGAGGTGAACAAAGGTTTGTTTAAGATGCAAGCTGAACATGCGGCAGACACTGCTTCATTATCCAGCCCTGACAGCATCAAACGACTAGACCCTGTTCCAGCCAGTAAGACTAGTAAGAACAAAAAGCTATGCACTAGTTGCAGTTATTGCAACTTTAAGAAAGAATGTTTTCCAGAGATGCGTACATTCTTATACGCCAGTGGCCCCGAGTTTCTAGTTGAAGTGGTAGATGTACCCCGAGTTATGGAGATTACCAATGCAAGTAATTAAAGAGGGTTGGGTGCTCAAGCACCGATCAGTGTTAGGCGAGTTTATGTGTACACAAAACACAACTACCCCTAAGATGTATGTGTCAGAGAAGAGTGCTATTAGTAGCGCCAAATACCATGCCGAATACAGTAACGATGGTGTTAATGTATATAAACCAATTAAAGCTTTTATTGTTGTAGAAGGAGATAGTGATGCAATTCCGTTTTGAATGTTTTGAGCCAAGTGATCTAGAAGACAATTCGTTTCCTGATATTGAATATCCAACTGATCTACGTGTAGTACATGAGTTTGAAATATCAGACGAGACACGTTGGGACAACATTATGTTGCAGTTTGCTAAGTTCCTAGATGCTACAGGATATGTAGGTGTCTATGATAAAGTTAGTAAACGCATTGATGCGGATTGGGAAGTCATTACAAAAGGATTTGATGATGAAGATATTAGTAATCCCGGATTGTCAGATTAAGGAAGGTGTATCTAGGGAACATCTACCTTGGGTTGGTAAGGCAATTGCTGATTACCGACCTGACGTAGTTGTCAACCTAGGAGACTTTGCTGACATGCCCTCATTGTCAACACATGACGTTAAGGGCAGTAAATACTTTGAAGGGTTACGGTATAAGAAAGATGTAGAGATTACTAAGGTGGCTATGCAAGAGATGCTAGCCCCATTGCGACAGCTACAGAAAGTGCAGAAAGATACCAAACACAAAGTATATAAGCCCCGTATGATTATGCTGATGGGAAACCATGAGAATCGCATCAATCGTGCAGTTAACAATAACCCTACCTTAGAAGGCTTAATATCAACAGCCGACCTAGGTTACGAGAAAGATTGGGAAGTCCATGAATTCCTCCATCCTGTTTTTATCAATGGTGTTGGTTTCAACCATTATTGGCCTGTTGGAGCTATGGGTAGGCCATCTAGTACTGCTTCCGCTATTATTAGTAAGTTGCATATGTCTTGTATTGCTGGTCATCAGCAAGGTAAGCAAGTAGCCTACGGTAAACGAGCAGATGGTAAATCAATCTGTGCTATAATTGCAGGGAGTTATTATTTGCACGATGAGAGTTACATGGATCAACTTTCCAACAAACATTGGCGAGGTTTGGTTATGCTCAACGAAGTAAATGATGGTCACTTTGATGAAATGTTTTTGTCTATTGAATATTTAGGAAAACGATATGGTCAAGATTAAACATTACTCACGTAAGTTTTTAAATAAATCTACGGGATTATCTGCAATTGAAACGAGCATTGATACAACACTGTGGAGTGGTGGCGTAGAGGGTAGTGTTAGCATTACAGATTGTGCACGACAAGTTAATTTAGATTTCAGCCTTTATGATGTTAAGGATGTAGATGTTAAGATTGCTAAGCTAAACTTACTGTTAGTAGAAATTAGTGCATTCCGAGATGTATATCTACAACACTATGATGAAATCAAGGATAATCTAAGTAAGAAAGAAAAAGAGCGTAAGAAGTTGCAGGGTAAAAAGAATGAACTACAATGATAAACTATGGCAAGTGAAACAATTTATTGAGGAGAACTTTGATGACCCAGTAGAGTTAACCATTGCACTAGGATTGTCAGTAGATGATCTAGTGCTTCTTTTACCAGATGTATTAGTTGCTAACTACCATAAATTTTTTCAAACAAATGACGACACAGAAGACGAACTTGAAGAAGACGAGCCGCCCGACTTTGGAACTGGAGAAGATTGGGAAGAGTAAACGTAAAGAAGTTATTAATAACGAACGACAACGTGATTGGGCACAGGAGTTACAAGATTATGAGCAAGGTAAAATTGATATGGAGTACCCCGGAAGGGGAGGATTTAGTGGCGTACATGGCACGAGTGTCCAACCCTGAGAACCAAGACAATAAAGAGACAGCAGGTAAGTTGGTTAAATACCTTGTAAAGAATAAGCATTGGTCGCCGTTAGATATGGTGGACATGTGTGTAGAAATTGAAACTACACGAGACATTGCCCGACAAATATTACGACACCGAAGCTTCTACTTTCAAGAGTTTAGCCAGCGATATGCAGAGGTACAGAGCTTTGAACTATCTGACTGCCGTATGCAAGATGGAAAGAACAGGCAGAATAGTTTAGAGACAGAAGACTTAGCTCTCAAATATTGGTGGGAAGGTGCTCAAAAACGTGTACTAGGTGATGCTCGGTTTATGTACGAATCTGCTTTGAAAAAAGGCATTGCAAAAGAGGTGGCACGTAAACTCCTTCCTGAAGGATTGACAATGAGTAAGATGTACATGAAGGGTACACTACGTAATTGGATTCACTATCTTGAAGTACGATGTGACCCATCTACTCAGAAAGAACATCGTGAAGTGGCATTACTAGTAAAAGAGCAACTACTTAAATGTTATCCAACAATGGAGTATTTATGGAAGTAATTGACAGCACCAACATGATTAAACCAGTTGTGCATTTCTTAGGCGAGCCTATATTCTACAGAGTAGAGTTAGCACCTATGCACGAACGTGTTTATGGTAATTACGCAGACGATGATGGATGTGTAGAGTATGCCCGTGTGCATGGGCTAGATCATCCAATCTTAGGAACAGATAACATTCGTACATCCATTGTCTTGAAGAAGTATGACGATGGAAGCTTTGAAACAATGAACACAGTGTATAGGCCTAAGCATGACACTTGAGCATCTTATTGTAGGAGCTACAGGAATTGGCTATCTCATCGTAGGTGTGCTACAATGGAGCAAAGGCGAAATGTCTAACGGTATGATTTGGACAGGGTATGCCTTTGCACAGATAGGACTTTGGTTAAACTTAAAGTGAGGAATGTATGATAAGTGAAATAGATATTTCCGACATGAAGGCACTATATGACATGGAACGTGGTAAACATTTCAAACTTGCACCAGCAGATGTTGTCAGTGTACCTCCAGACAGTGAAAAGTTTACAACGGATGATGTATACAAGTTCATGGGTATTGACGGAATGTACAGCAAATGCGTTGACAGCAACGGCACTACTCATCATTTTGCCGCATGGACTAAAGTAATTCCGTGGGTAATTTAAGGAACGATGGAGAGTGGACAGAAGGCCGCTATCGCAGCTTCATTACTAGTACGCTACGTGGTGGAATGCGAAGGTGGCCCCCTAAGTGGAAAGCACTTAAAGAGGCAGAGTTAGGTAGGAAGACTAATAAGAAGTCTGGTAAACTAGCAATGCATTATAGGTGTGCTTGTTGTAAGAATGAGTATACAGCTAAGGATGTTCAGGTTGACCATATGGAACCTGTAGTCAATCCAACTACGGGTTTTGTTTCTTGGGATGTGTACATTGATCGTATGTTCTGCGAGAAGAATAACTTACAAGTATTGTGCACTACGTGTCATAAAATAAAAACAAAGGAAGAAAAGGATGAATCTACGAGAGTATCAAGAGATGGCGGCAAGGCTAGCACTTCCGACAGCGTTAAACGACCAGTACCTAAGCCTAGGGCTAGTAGGGGAAGCGGGGGAAGTAGCGTCCCTGTTCGCAAAAGCAGTGAGGGACAGCGGAAACCTAGTAAACCGAGACAGCTTAAAAAAGGAGTTGGGTGATGTGTTATGGTTTGTAGCTGTACTATCTGAACACTACAACCTAGACTTACAAGATGTTGCCATTGGTAACATTAACAAGCTACGTAGCCGACAGCAACGTGGTACACTACAAGGAAGTGGTGATGATAGATGATGTAAACGAAGAGGAAGCATGGTTACATGGTGTAATTGCAGACTTTGATTACATTGTGTGTAGTGGTAAGTATGGCCCCTTGTTCTACAAGATGTTATCTGACCAAGCCAAGTTTATTATTAATAACATGCGTGAATGTGAACTACGCAACATGGAGGTTAAATGTCCATCGCAATTAGATTAATGGCTGGATTTGCATTAGGGTTTGAAATTAATTCTGGCCCCGGTGTCTATCTATGCATCTATTTAGGTATTGCAGAATTTGCATTTTATAACGAAGAGGAATTAGAAGATGATTAAACACGAAATGGGTATCTACGAAACATTCATTGCTAAGAGTCGCTATAGCCGATTCCTAGAGGATGAGAACCGCCGTGAGCATTGGCCTGAGACAGTTGACCGCTACATGAACTTTATGCATCGCCACCTCATTGGTAAGATGCATTACAAGATGACCCCTGAATTGTATGACGAGTTACATTCAGCAATTCTCAATCACGAAGTAATGCCTTCTATGAGAGCTATGATGACCGCAGGGGAGGCACTAAACCGAGACAACACAGCAGGGTATAACTGTTCCTACCTACCTGTAGATGATGTTAAATCCTTTGATGAAGCCATGTACATCTTGTTATGCGGCACTGGTGTTGGATTCTCAGTTGAGAGCAAGTATGTTAATAAGCTACCCGAAGTACCTACGCAAATGTTTAACAGCGACACTACTATCTCTGTGTCTGATAGCAAAGCAGGTTGGGCCAAAAGCCTACGTCAACTCATCGCCTTACTGTATTCCGGGGAAGTACCAAAATGGGACGTTACCAAAGTGCGTCCGGCAGGGGCACGCCTTAAAACGTTTGGTGGTAGAGCTAGCGGCCCTAAACCCCTCACTGAACTCTTTGAATTTGTTACTAATAAGTTTAAAGGTGCGGCAGGTCGGAAACTTACCAGCTTGGAATGCCATGACATTATGTGCAAGATTGGAGAAGTCGTGGTTGTTGGTGGGGTACGTAGGTCAGCGATGATTAGCCTAAGTGATTTGTCAGATGATCGGATGCGACATGCTAAAGCTGGACAGTGGTGGGAGCGAGAAGGACAACGAGCACTTGCAAACAATAGCGCAAGCTATAATGAACGCCCCACAGTTGGGGAGTTTATGTCAGAGTGGTTGGCATTGTATCAAAGCTACTCTGGTGAACGTGGCATCTTTTCCCGAGAAGCTGCTAAATCTACAGTTGCGAAACGAGGACGAAGAGATAGCAGTTATGATTTTGGGACTAATCCATGCTCCGAGATCATCTTACGTCCGTATCAGTTCTGTAACCTTACTGAAGTGGTGGCCCGAGCAGACGATGATGAAGCAAGTCTACAGCGAAAAGTTAGATTGGCCTCTATCCTTGGGACTTTCCAGTCTACTCTTACAGAATTCCCTTATCTAAGGAAAATCTGGCAGAAGAACACTGAAGAAGAACGTTTGCTAGGCGTGTCAATTACAGGAATTCTAGACTGTGCGTTGCTAAATAATATTCACGATGTGGGTCTGTCATCAAGGCTAGATGCTCTACGTGAGTTGTCAGTTGTTACTAATAAGGAACTTGCTAATGCGTTGGGAATTCCTCAATCCGCTGCTATTACGTGTGTTAAGCCTTCTGGTACTGTTTCTCAACTTGTTGATAGTGCCAGCGGCATTCATGCTCGCCACAGTGATTACTACATTCGCCGTGTGCGGAACGATAACAAAGACCCTATCACAGCCTTTCTACAAGGTCAGGGAGTACCTTCAGAAGCGGATGTGATGAAGCCTCATGATACAACTATCTTTAGCTTTCCTATGAAAGCCCCTGATGGTTGTGTTACACGAGATGAGTTGGACTCTTTCACTCACCTTAAATTGTGGCTAATCTATCAACGTCATTGGTGTGAGCATAAGCCCTCAGTAACTGTATATGTCAAAGAGAAAGATTGGCCTTCAGTTGGTGCTTGGGTGTGGGAACACTTTGACGAGATTAGTGGTATTAGTTTCCTACCGTGGGACGGTGGTAGCTACAAGCAAGCCCCCTACGAGGAGATTACAGAAGATATGTACGACCTATTAAAAACAGGTATGCCGAAGTCTGTTGATTGGAATACGTTCCTAGAATATACAGACAACGTTGAAGGTGCTCAGCAACTAGCGTGTGTCGCTGGTGTCTGTGAAATCTGAAGACCAGTTACTAATAGCTGAAGCGTTAGGGGGGAGTGAGGAAGCTTACTCCTCTCTAACAGCTAAATATTGGAAGCGTATATTTAGTTTCTTACGTAAAAGGGTTAACGACAATGCACTAGCAGAAGACTTAACCCAAGATACGTTTGCAGCAGCCTTTAGGTATCTCAAGACGTTTCGTGGTGATAGTCAGTTCTATACTTGGCTATGTACAATTGCCATCAACAAGGCCTCTAAAAGACCGTTTGAGAGCATTAAAACAGAAGTTGATAGTGTGACTAGTGTTACCCCTGAAACCCTGTTAAATACTAAGCAAGAGTTTCACCAGTTGTTAGACATGATAAGTGATTTACCAGAAAAACAACGTAAAGCACTGTACATGAAACATGCTCAAGGAATGTGCTACAATGACATTGGTGTAGCCCTTGCATGTAGTTCTAAACATGCTAAAAACTTGGTGTACAAAGCTAAGAAAACTTTGAGGAGTAGGTATGAGCAGTAATGAGGAGAGTTATCGAATGATGGAGGCACTAAGACGCTATGTGCGGCTTAAAGTGTACGAGACAGATAAGACAGTGGAAATTGTCTTACAGTTTAAGACAGAAGACGGTAAGATGCATCAAATTTGTAACAGCTTTATGGAGAAATAAAATGGAACTTGAACTAGTTGAAGAACATGAAGATGGTAGTGCAACAGTAGTGTTGAAAGATATTGAACCAAGAATGATGCAACTTTTGTTGCAAGAGGGTTTTATCTCAGTAATGAGGAGGGAGATTGATCGGCTAGAGAAAGAAGATAAACTACCAGCTTTACTAAAGGGAAAACCTGATGCAGTATGATGATGTTATGGCTACGCAGTATGGTGGCAACCATTACAAAGATCGTGCTATTCAACCGTGGGAGGTATGGGAAGCGTATGACATGAATGGTTGGGAAGCTAGTGCCCTTAAATACTTGCTACGCTACAAGGATAAAGGTAAGCCACTAGAAGATTTACATAAATGTATGCACAACATTCAGTATCTAATTGCCAAAGAAGAGCGTAAGTTAATGGCTAAGAAAGATATTAATAGCGTTGTTCAAAACATTGTTAAAGAGTTAACTAAATGAAGAAAGGGGCGCAATGCCCCTTTTCTTATTTCTTATATTTTTCAGTTAAGAATGTTTTAACTCTATCAACATATTCTTGAGTTTCTTTAGCTGGCGGTTTTTCCCCTTTTAACACTGCCTTACCAGCAGCAGGGCCACCATTATAATCTGCTACAGCAGCTAATGCATTCCCTTTATATTGATTATCTAAAGTAAACTTTAAATATTTACCAGCAGCATCAATGGAAGCAAAGGGATTGTTTACATCGTGCTTAAACATTCCATTCTGTAGTTTTTGTGTAGCTGGCATAAACTGCATAATGCCTTGTGCACCTTTAGGACTCACCTGACCGGGGTTAGTTCTCTCACCAGCATTCTTAACAGATAACACAATGCCTTTAGGTAAACCATATTTACTTTCCACCTCTTCAGCAAAGGCATCTAGTCTAGGGTCATTATATTGTAATTTAGACCACTCAGACTTATTTTTAACTAGCTGTTTCCACTCTGACATATCATTCCTCCCACCAGTTTTTAGACTGCTTTGGCTCAGTAGTAGTACTAGTATCAGGGGTAGTAGTTTGTGTAACTGGTTGTGCTGCACTTTGATAAAACCCACCATACGGTTGATTATTATTAATAACAGTTGCAAATTCAGTACCGACTTCTTTAGGTTGTTTCATTGTAAGCATAGCTGTACCGTACACAATGTTGTTTAGCATGGGTTTAACTTGCTTCATAAACTCTTGAGCAGCAACTGTTGTTGTAAGGCTGTTACTTGTTGCTGGTGCAGCATCAGGCCCAACAAGGGTAGCCCTAGATTTAGGCAGCACCACACTAATCTCACCTGCATCATTAACACCAAGAGTTAACTTGGTTTTATATTTAGCTTCAATTACTTGTTTAACATCATTGATACTAATAACAGCACCAGACACACTCTTACTTACGTTGCTCTTAATGATAGCTTGGTCAGTGTTTGGTAACTTAGCAATTTGTTCACCAATCTTACGGTAACTATTAGCAAGTTCCTTACTGTTAGCACCTGTAGCTATGCTAGTTGAGAAAGCAGCACTTGCAATGTTAACTTCAGAAGGGAGAAGTGTAGTTTTCTTAAGAACTTCAATAGCACTAGCTTGTAATGCTTGATGAGCAGCACGAGTTGTTGCAGGGGATGCAACAGGATCAATAGGGACAGCAGCAGGGTCTTGTTGTGCTTGTACAAGAACACGCTGTACATTAGCTAAGTTAGTAGCACCTGTTATTACGTTACGAACACCACTAACTGAGGTTGTTAACTCTGCCTCTTGTCCAACCATAAAGTCATGGAAATCCTTATTAGTACGCTTTAAATTCTCACGAGCAGTACCACCAGCCCAATATGCCATAACCATAGGGTTATTCTGCATCGCAGATTGTTGTTGGATAGCTAGGTTAACTAGTTGTTGTTGCTCAGTTAAACTCTTATCACGATAGTTTTTAAAGATATTTGCAATTGCTAGTAAGCCAATGCCTTTATCATCCGCATACAAACTCATTGCTTGATTAGCTTGACGATCAATGTCTGCATACAACTCTTTACGTTTGCTATCTGACACGTTAGGGTTTTTAGCAAGGTAGGCATCAATTGAACGATAGGCTTGTGTACGTGCACCTTCAATGTTTGTTTTCATCTGTGCATTGTGTACAGCAATGGAGGTTTGAAACGCTACAGGATCAACGGTAACACTTTTACCTTCAGACATTAACTTTAATGTAGTGCCTAATACTTGTTCTTTATCGTTGACAGATTGACTTAGTGTTGTAGCACCTAAACCACCAGCAAAGATGGCAGA